CTGCGGAGGCGGCGGCCGCGGCCTGGCCGACGGCGAGCGCGCCGAGCTCCGCCACAGCCGCCTGCTGACCCCGCGCGTACGCCTCCGCGACGGCTTGCTGGATCGCCCCGGACGCATCGAGCTGGAGCGCGTCGATGACAGCCTGGACCGCGGCCTGAAGGTCGCCGAGTGAGCGGGCCTTGAGCTCCAGCCACAGGGGCGACTCGATGTCGGCGGCCAAGGCGTCGCGGATGCGCTCGATGATCGTGCCCTGCGCAGTTTCGTACAGGTCGGCGATGGCCGCCGCGAGGTCCTCGGCGAGCGCGGGGGACACGGGCATCGGGGCCTCCTACGGCAGGGCGCCGGACTGCATCGGGTCCGGCACGGCCATGCCGCCTTCCTGGTGGATGCGCTCGACCTCGGCGGCCACCATCGGGTCGTCCCACTCGGGGTGGGTCATGCGGACGAGGGTGTCGGTCGAGGCCGCGTTCGCCCGGCGCAGGATGTCCGCCGTGTTGGCGAGGGCGAGCGGGTCCTCCTGGACGCCGTCCTGGAACTCGACGTTCGGCCTCGTCGGGACGCCCTTGGTGCCGAATACGTACTGGTCGACCGCGAGGAGTGCGTGCACGGCGTTGGCCAGTCCGGGGCGGACGCGGAGGATCTTCTTCCCCCGGGTGGTCATGCTTCTACGCTCCTTCGAGACGACCTCAGTGGCCGTCACGGCGACGTCCGCGCCGATCCCGAAGGTCTGTGCCGAGTAGCCGCACGACCGGAGGATCTGGTTGATCAGGTCCTCCGAGGTGTCCCGGTGCTCCTGCACGCGGATCGCGAACTGGGAGACCGTGAGGGCCATGCCGTCGCCGCGCGCGAGCGCGTTGACCCCAGCGAACGCCTCCTGGTCCGGATTCCACGACGCGCCCCGGCCGGGGCCGTTGGACTGGAGGTAGGAGTCGGGGACGACGAGGCGGCCCTTGCCGATGCGGATGTCCCGCATCCAGCTGGCGTACGTCTCGTCGAGCTGGTCCATCAGCGACTCGACGCCGTCGAGGTCGGACCGGCCGAAGTCCCGAAGGTACCCGTCCTTTCGCCAGCGCCTGCTGGCCTGGTTCGGGATGTACGAAACGTCGAGGCCCTTAAAGCCCGTCTCGATGATCCCCGCCGCGTTCACGGCGGCCGCGAAGCCGCGGGTCGCCTCGCTCTCCTCCAGCGGGACCGGGTGGCCGAGCCTTCCTGACGTGCCCTGGTACAAGCCGTGCTGGATGCCCTCGGATTCATGGCGCTCCAGGTGTCGCCAGACCTGCCCGTCCTGCTCCCGTACGACCTTCCAGAAGGTGACGGCGGCCAGCTTGCCCCACCGGAACTCGGGCAACGCGGCGTCGGCGTGCACGGCGTCCAGCCAGGGGTGATCCGCGAGCTGCTTGTCGTAGACCGGGCGGAGATAGACGCCGCCGAGTGCGGCCCCGACCTCAGCAGCGGTTTGGAGCGTGGCCAGCATCCCGTCGTCGGTCAGCGCGTCCAGGCGCTCCTGTGTCGCCGCGTTCTCGACGGTGAACTGGGGCGGCTCGGAGAACAGCAGGTCCGCCGATCCGGCGCAGATGTCGCCCGCGATCGGCACGTGGATCTTTGTACGCCGTTCGCCCTGCGCGGTCGGGGTCCCCCACCACCAGCGGGCGATCCGGCCGATAGCCCCGGAGGCGTACTGGAGACGCTTCGGATCCGGCGTCCCGGCCCCGGAGCCGCCTCCGTACAGGGACTCCAGACGGTCCGGGTCGCCTGCCCACCAGGTGTCCCAGGTGTTCATCGACGACAGCGCGGGCGACAGCTTTGGCGGGGGCCAGGGGACGTTACCCGTGGGCAGCGGCATTCGGCACCTCCCCAGCGTGGTCGCGGCCTTCGATCTCGGTTGCCAGCGCCCGGAGCAGGACGGGCAGTTCCGCCTGCATCTCGGCGAACGTCTCGCCCTCGGCTTCACCGACCACTGCGTCCGCCTGGCCCGCAGTACGGAAGACGACTTCGATCTTCACGCGGCCACCTCCAGGCGGGTCGGGATGTACGGGCGCCACAGAGCCTCGGTCGTACGGACGCCGTACCGGAGCGCGTCGCAGCTGTGGTCGTTCTCCTTGATCGGCTTGTCCTCGCCTGCCTCGGCGGCGGTGTCGTCCCAGGAGTAGCCGGGCAGCTCCTCGACCAGGCCGGTCGCGGACTCGTGGATGAGGAGATCGCCGGTGCCGAGAAGAGAGCTGATGGTGCGGATGCCGTCGAGGACGGCGTTGTCGGCGTGCGTCACGCCGGTGACCCCGTCGCGGTGCAGCTGCTCGATGAAGCTGGACGCGGACGGGTCGACGACCGTCCACTCCGGGGTGACCCCCACGGCGGTCGAGTGCGGGTGCCGGACGCTCGCCAGCCACGTGCGGCGGGCCCGGCTGTACTCGGCGTCGGTCATCTGCCGGCGGGCAAGCCGGGAGTCGTGCCGGTACTCCCCGACCACGTACAGCCGCCGGTCCGTACCGAGCCCGACGAGGACGTCCGCGAAGGGGTTCACGGTGCCGTAGTCGATGCCATCCGCCAACCAGCGGTCGATCCTCGGGAGCTCCGAGACGACGTGCCGGGTCGGGTCGAACATCTCGTAGACCGCGCCCTCGGACTGCACCCAGGCACCGAGGATGAAGCGCCGGTACCAGAGGCCGACGTACTCCTTCTTCAGCGAGGCGACATAGTCCGTGTCCAGGGACGGGTTGTCGTCCAAGTTGAAGTGCCAGCTGCGAAGGTTCAGTTCACCCGCGCGGTCGAGGTACTCCTTCTTCAGCCAGTGCCCCGGGTTGTCCGGGTTCGTGGTGCCCATCAGCTTCGCGCCCTTGACGGACAGTCGGCCGAGGAGCTGGCGGAAGAAGTCCTTCGGGAGGAGCGACACCTCGTCGCAGTAGACGAGGCTGACGGTGGCCCCTCGGATCTTGGCCTCCGATCGGCGGTCGTTCGCGCCGATCAGGTGCACCGTCCGGCCGAGGATGACCGCGGTCTTCGCGCCCGGAGTCCAGACGATCAGCTTCGACAGCTCGCCGAACAGGCCGGGGTCGACGAGCGGCTCCATGATGTTCCGGCCGATCGTGTCGAGCGTCCGCCCGGTGATCAGGATGAGGCCGGCGCGCGGGGCGGCGGCGACAGCGGCGAGCAACGCGATCAACGAGGCGATCGTCTTGCCGCTCCTGATGGCCCCGTGCCAGATGTTGATGCGCGCCGTGCACTCGACGATCGAAGCGATCTGCTTCCGGGACAGGGGCAGGTCGACGTTCTGGAGCATCACGCCCCCTCGTCGGCCTCCTGGTCCTGCTGCTGGGCCTGGTAGACCGTCGTCAGTCCGGACATCAGCTGTGTGATGAGGGCCAGGCCCTCTTCGACGCCGGACTCGTCCTTCGGAGGCACGAGCTTCAGGGACCGGTCCACGGCGATTCCGACGGCGGACATCAGGGTCCGCTTCACGTCGGCGGGAGCCTCGGGGAACACGTGGTCCTCGTACGTGTTCTCCTTGCCGCCGAACGACCAGACCGTGGTCGGTACCCAGAGCTGGGCTCGCATGCGCTCGGCGTCGTCCTGGAGCTGCTCGGCGAGCCGGGCCCGGCGGTCCGCGAGGTCTGCCTGACGCACTTCGGTGGCGGCGGCGACCTGCCCGGCACGGGCGGCGAAGGAGATGCCTAGCTTCCCGGCCTCTTCGCTGATCGTGCGCCCGGAGCGGCCGAGCTCCTTGGCGATGGCGTTGCGGCCCTTGCCCTCGGCGTGCAGCTCGCGGATGCGCTCGCGTTCCTGGTCGGTGACGGGGTTGGCCTTCGCCATGGTCACCCCCGGGCGCGCGGAGGCCCGGCCGCGCACGGGCGCAGTCGGGCCGGTCTGGGGCGGCTACTTGTCCTTCGCGACCAGGTCGCCGAGCGCCTGCTCCAGCTCGTCGCGCCGCTCGTCGGAGGTGAGCGCCTGGTCCCGCGCGCCGAAGGCCAGGGCGAACCGGCCAACCTGCCGCCAGTCCGCGTCCTTCGGCATCTCCTTCACCCAGTGCGCGGCGACCTTCGGCGTCCCGAACTCGTAGACGCTGACGGTGTCGGTGGTGATCAGCGCCGTGCAGTCGTTCGGGTGCGGCTCTTCACCCGCGGCCTTCTGGGAGCAGCCAGCCGTGTTGTCCTGCGGGTCACCGAGGGTCTTCACCCCGGTGGCGTCCGCGAGGCCAGCTGCTGCCTTCTTCGCGGTGAGGCCGGCGGGCTGGCTGCTGGTCGGCGCGGACGGCTTCGACTCGGTGGTCGGCTCGTCGGTGGGGCCGCAGGCGACGAGGGTGAGCAGGAGAGCGACGCCGGTGACGGCGGCGGTGGTGCGGGTGCGCATGGTCCCCCCAGGACAGGTGCGATCGAGGGACCAGCATGGCGGAACGGTGGCCACCGCGTGGAGGAAACGCGAAGGCCCGCGCAGTGGCGGGCCTATATGTCCGGGCACGCCGGACTTGCGGACAGGATGCGCCATTCGCCGCGGATGCGCAAGCGGCGATGACTCAACGCCCTGCGCAGATCTTGGCCCAGACGCCGGGAACCTCGGGGGGTGGTTCCCCGGTGAGGTCGACGGATCGAAGGGCGGGGCCAACAGGGAAGCTGCATATCCGCTGGTCAACGAGGGGGGGTGCTCTCGGCAGGGCAGGGGCTACTGCGAGTCACGCGAACCGCGTAAACTCCCTCATGCCTCTCAGGAATCCCTGAACTCGCGTCCTATGGGCCTGGGTTCTTAGCTTCCGGTGCCGCACGGGTGCCGGTCGGATGAATGGGAGGTGAGAGTGAGTTCCGAGCTGGAAAAGCCCGGCCCGAAGTGGACGAGCGCTGAGCATGCGCAGTTCTGGGTGGCCGTGGCAAGCGTCCTGTTGGCGATCATCGCTCTCGTGAAGTAGCAGTCGTTCGGCATCACCGAGCGTTCACGCACGACCTCCGGCGCGACGGGGCCACCTGCACACGCAGCGAGCCCGGTCTCCAAGACAGCGACCGGGCTCGTGAACTGCAACGGAGGTCCCAACCCTGGCAGGGGTTGGGGCCTCTGCATTTTCCCGGGAGTGAGAATATGTCACCCCACTGACAGTGAGGGTACCCGGCCTAGGCCGTATGGCATAGCAATACGTTTCGGGGATGGTGGTGCAGTCCCGAAGCGCTCTCAGCCCCGCCGGTAGACCTGGCGGCCTGCGAGGGCGGCGGTGACGGTGGCCCCACGCCACCGGTTGGCCGGCCCGTCGGTGTCGTCGGGTGCCGGCCACCGACCCTTGGACACGTCGGCGCGGATCGTGGCGGCCGTGATGCCCGCCAGCTCGGCGATCTCGCGGGCGGTGTAGAGGCGGCGCGGCTCGAAGTTCAGGGGGCGCGCGAAGTGCTTCTCGACAACGTGATCAACCTCAACCGGGTCGTAGACGTACGCGCGCCCGCGCTTGCCCGTGTGGGCGGGCCAGTCCGGGTGCTGGCTCCAGACGTTGGCGATGGTGGCGTGGGAGCGGCCGTAGCGGGCGGCGATCTCGCGGAGGGTCTCTCCGTCGGCGGGCGGGGTGGCTACCATGGTGGTCCGGCCTTTCTGGCTGGGTGCGACCGGCAGGTTTTCGCGAGCACCCTTCGGGGTGTCTGGGCTTCGGCTCGGGCCTGCCGGTCTTTGTCGTTTCCGGGGGTGGTTCGGGGTGCCGCCCCGGCTGGGTGCCGGGGCGGCGGGGTGGTCAGTCCTGCGGGGGCTCGGTGCCCTCGGGGTCGACCAGGGCCTCCATGAGGTCCGCGAGGATCTGCTCGCCGAGCAGGCAGTTGAGGACTGCTGCGTCGGCCCGGTGCTCGGCTCCGGAGAGCGCGTAGCCGAGGGCGAGCTCGGCGGCGGTGATCCAGTGGAGCAGTGACGTCACGGCGGCGGCCTGCTGCACCTCGGGGAGGGGCTGCTCGTCGACGATCTCGTACGCCCGGATGATGGCGGGGAGGTAGTCGCCGATGAGGCTGATCTCGCCCTTCGGGAGGGCGATCGGGATGGGCAGGGCGGCCATTGCGATGTCGATGCCGTGGGCGAAGTGGGCGAGTCGCCGCATCAGGTCGTCGGTGCGGGCTTCCGGGTGGTCGGACATGTGGTCCGCCTTCCTGTGGTGGGTGTTGGTTGGGGTTCGCGGCCCCTTCCTTGTGTCTCCAGTATGACACCAACGCCATCATTTTACAACACCCGTGAGGAGGGGAAAGGGGAGGCCCCCGGCTGGCTGCCGGGGGCCCGATCCGATCTACTTGTCGTTCTCCTCCAGCCAGCGGTCGGCCAGCCAGGTGGTGATCTCGGCCAGCTTCCTGTCCGCGTCATCCAGGACGGTCGCGGCGCTGAGGGCGCGGGCGGTGTCGTAGCCGTTCACCACCAGCAGCGTGAAGACGTCCACGGCCGCCAGCCAGTAGCAGCAGGCTGCGACGAACGTGTCCTTCGGGCCCTCGGGGAGCGGCTGCTCCTCGATCAGGGCCATGGCCCGGCGGATGGCGGGGATCGCGTCGGACAGGATGATCTCCTGCCCGCTGGGGGCGGGGAGTGTGATGGAGATCGGGAGGCCCGCGCAGACGACGACGAGGTCGCTGTAGGAGTGGGCGATCAGGCTGGAGAGGTGGCGCTTGGTCTCGTCTTCGAAGTCGGACATTGTCCATCCTTTCGGTTGGGTGGCGGTCGGGGTTCGCGGCCCCTTCCTTGTGTCTCCAGTATGACACCTAACTCCATTCTTTTGCAACACCCTCAGGCGGGGGAATGGGGAAGCCCCCCCGACTGGCTGTCGGGGGGGCTTCGTTGCGCCGGTTACTCCTGATCGGCCAGCCAGGCCGCCAGGTCCTCCAGGTGGCCATCAGCCATCAGCAGGTTCGCGGCGGCCGAGTGGGCCCGGGAGACCTGCCACTCCTCCTCGCGGATCAGGAGGCCGTAGCAGTCCATCGCACCGAGCCAGAAGGCTGCGGCAGCGAAGACGTGCGCCTTCATCGTCTCGGGCATCGGCTGGTCGAGCGTGAGCTCCATCAGCCGCCGGACCGCCGGGACGCCCTCCAGGTTGCTGACCGTGCCGGTCGGCAGGGTCACCGGGAGGGGCAGGGCGAGGCAGACCGCGACCATCGCGCTGTAGGTGGCGGAGAGGTGGGCGGAGACCTTGCGGTTCGCCAACTCCTCGAAGTCGGACATGGGGTCCGTCCCTTCTGTTGTGGGTGACGGGTCGGGGTTCGCGGCCCCTTCCCTGTGGCTTAAGTATGGCACGTAACGCCATTGTTTTGCAACACTAGAGGGTGAGGAAAGAGGAAGGCCCCCCGGCTGGCTGCCGAGGGGCCTTCGGGGTGCTGCTAGCTGGACTGCTCCAGGAGCCAGGTGCCCAGGTCGTGGATCGCGTCACGCGCGATCATCAGGACCCCGAGGACTCCGGCCGCCCGCGCCTCCACGTAGCCCTCCTCGACCAGGAGGCGGTAGAGGTCGGCTGCGGCCAGCCACAGGATCGCGCCCGTGTAGAGCGCCGACTG